AACAGGTACTGTAGCGACTGGGCGGCGTCAACTACGTGGGTATCACACAATCAGTGGTGGTACTGCTGGTGATGTTATCTTTCGTGACGGCGGGGCTTCTGGCACTGTGAGGTTGCAGTTTAATATTGGAACTGGCACACAACCGATTGTCATGAATATTCCTGACGATGGTATTTTATTCACTACCGATGTTCACGTAACACTTCCTACATCGGCAAAGACTACTGTGTTTGTGCAGAGTGTGTAATGGCTACCAAAGACTCTCGACTTGAGCGTGCTGGGGTATCGGGTTTTAACCAACCTAAGAAAACTCCGAATCACCCTACCAAAAGTCATGTAGTTGTGGCAAAGTCTGGTACTGAGGTAAAGACAATTCGGTTTGGGCAGCAAGGTGTACAAGGTGCAGGGGCAAACCCTACAACGGCATCTGAGAAAGCTCGTAAGAAAAGTTTTGAGGCTCGCCATGCAAAGAACATTGCCAAAGGCAAAATGTCTGCGGCATATTGGGCGGATAAAGTCAAATGGTGAAAGAAGTTTGGGACAAACCAAGACCTAAAGGACTCGGGAAACCGAAGCCTTTAACGCCTGAGCAGAAAGCAAAGGCAAAAGCGGCGGCTAAGAAAGCGGGACGCAAGTATCCGAACTTGGTCGATAATATGAGAGTGGCAAGAAAGTAAGGAGCGCCAAATGGCACGATATTTACGCGGTAAAAAAGATGGCTTCATCTACGACTACACAGCGTTGTTGGCTGAAAACTCAATGGTTGAGGAAGTGACTGAGGAAGAAGCCTTCCCAGAAAAGTTCATCCCTAAGAAACAAAAGGGTCGCAAGTCTGATCTTGACCTTACTACCCCCGATGAAGCAATCCCTGAAGCTCCTCCTGTGACCAATGAGGAAGTCAATGCTGAAGCATCTCGAGGTCTACCTGAATGATACTTAACACTGTAATCACTGAGGTTCGCAGATTACTGCAAGACATCAACTCACCACAGCGCTATAGCGATGTGGTGTTGTTGGGCTTTGCGAATCAGGCGTTAAAGCGCATTGCTGTGCTTCGCCCAGACCTCTTTGCTTACATTGGGCCAATCTCTACCACTGCTGGGTCTGTCATCCAGTCTATGCCGTCTGATTCACTCCGAGTCATGGAGATATTCTCTGTGCAAGACGGCAACGGTGTTACTGAGGTTAACCGCGAAGCGCTTGACCAGACGTACCCAACATGGATGAACGATACCGCTGGGCCATGTGTGAACTGGATGCGCCATGTGCGCAACGCCAACAAGTTCTTCGTCTACCCCAAAGCGCCAGCAGGTCAAATTTTAATCGGGGAGTATTCGCAGACCCCTCCAGACTATGACGGCACAACAACTGTGACGTTGTTGTCAGATGGCTATTTTCCGGTTGTCGTTGACGCTACAGTGTTCTTAGCTGAGTCAGTCGATAACGAACACGTAAACTCACAACGTGCTGCCTTGTTCCAGCAGTCATTTACTCAAGCCTTGGGCGTTAGCGCACAGGGTAGGGTTATTACTGATACTGAACAAGCTGGCCTCAAATCGACTGAGGTTGTCTAATGGCTGACCGCACATTCCTCTCACTGGTTACTCGTCTTGCACCTAGCGTGCCGGGATGCCCACAGCCAATCGTCGAACAATATGTTCGTGATGCCGCTATTGAGGTGTGCGAAAGAACCCTGTCATGGCGCTATGAGCAGCCTAAGATCAGACTTACGCCGGGAGTCTATGAGTACCCCTATGAGAACCCCACAGGGACAGAGGTTCATGCCTTTCTGTCAGTGGCAGTAAACGGCTCAAACATAGAGCCAGCAACCCTTGAGCAGTTGACTCGCAAGTACCCAGCGTGGCCTGACCTGACTCCTGAGCAGTTGTCTACCCCGCAGAATATTTGCCAGTTGGACGCCGATAATTTTGTGCTTGCGCCAGTACCAGACGCTACAGTTGTCTACGACCTGAAGATGATCGTAGCTCTCAAGCCTTTGCGTACTTCATCAGCAATGTCAAAGTCTGTGTTGGATGACATTGAGAATGTCGTCATGCACGGAGCCTTACAGCATCTGTTAGTGCTGCCCAATAGAACGTGGACTGATCGTGAGTTAGCCTCATACCACGCCAAACAATACTCATTTAAAACGTCTGAACGACGGGCTAGGGCCAATCTTGGTGCTGCTCGTGCGTCAATGACGGTTCAAATGCGTCCATTTGCATGAGGTAACTATGACAACAGATGTCATCCGACTAGTAGAAGGCGACGAGAAGCCGCTTATCGTTCTCACTTTGACGGACGACATTACAGGCACGCCCATTGATTTGTCTTTGGCGACGACTGAAGTATCTGTTAAGTTCCGCAAAGCAGGAACTACAACGCTGCTTTCAACAATTTCTTGTACAAAACTGAGCGGCGGCACTACTGGGCAAGTGCAGTTTGGCTTTTCCGGCGGCGTGCTTGACGTTGACGCTGGTGCGTACGAAGGCGAAGTTGTTGTAAATTACAGCGGTACTGTCCAGACAGTCTATGAGACACTGCGGTTTACAGTGAGAGCAAATTTCTAATGTCCAACATCAAGGTATCTGCTGCTGTCACGGCGCTTGTTACCGCAGTCGCGGTGGCAGGTGCTATTACTGTTTCAGTCAGCCCCAATACCTATGCTGTTTCCGCACAGCCTGAGAACGTCATACGGCTATCGGCGTTTGTTGTGCCGATGGAGTACTTGGAAGAACAGACAGTTGCTATGTCTGATTTCCGCCAGATCACAGTTGAGGTTGTAAAAGCCGACGGGGTATTGGTTGCTGATGCTATGGCATTTGCTCCAGAGGTGGTCTTTACGGACTCCGTTACCGTTGCAGACTCGGTGTTCAAGAACTTCACTGAGGTTATTGACTTTGACCGCAACGACGCTGATGTAGACCCAGACCCCGTTACGGTGGCTGATGTCGCTACTCGGCAGGCGGATAAGGTTCTTACAGATACCGCAACTGCGGCGGATGCTGTGGCGCAAGCACCCGGTAAAGTGCTCACAGATTCAGCTACTGCTGCCGATGCAGTTACCACCATAGCTGTTGGTAAAAACCTGTCGGACACATCGACGATTACAGATACGTCACCTGTGTTCAACGCAGACAAAGTTGTTGCTGATAGTGCGTCGGCTACCGATGCAGCAGCTAAAGACTTCACACGTCCTAATGTGACCGACTCAGTGACTACGGCTGATGATTCTTCTCGCCAGCCGGGGTTGGGTAAGACCGAAACAGTAACTGCTTCAGACTCAGTGAATACCCTAAGTATAGGGAAAACCCTCACTGATACGGCTACTGCTACAGATGCAGTCAATACCTTTGCGGTCAATAAAGTTTTGACTGATTCCGTTGAGATGACGGACTTCATTGCTAAGACACCGGGCTATGAGTTTGACTTTGACATAGTAGATGCGGATGCTGATCCAGACCCAGTGACTATGGGTGATGTGATGGCTAAGTCGCTTACTCGTCCTAACATTACAGACGCAGTGACTATGGCAGATGCCGCAGCCTTTGCGCTGGATGACGTACAGACTGACGCCGTGACTATGGCGGATGCCGCAGTCTTTGCGCTAGATGATGTACAGACTGACGCCGTGACAATGGCAGATGCAATGGCGCTTAATTTCGGGGACGTACAGACTGACTCAGTTACAGCCTCTGACGCTGCTCCAGTGTTTGCTCAGAACAAGACAACAACAGACACGGCTACGGCGTCAGATGCCGCGCCTGTGTTCAACATTGCAGATGTCCTGACAGATGATGTCACGATGGCAGATGCCGTGACTTTTAATCTGCTGCTCGGTGTAACAACACCGCTCTACGACTTTGCATTTATGTCAGATGACAAGTTTACGTACTTCCCAGTTCTGGGTGTACTGAACGCGCATTTGATACACGAACCCCTTGTAAACGGTGAATTTGTGCTGACAACTGACCCCAATGCTGGTATCGTATATACCATCCGCACGGAGTCAGTTGAGTACACGTACAACGGTTACGGACTCAACGAAAACCAACTCAACTAAGGAGTGAATTATGTTCAACGACGCAATCAAAATGACGGGCAATCTGAAGCTTGTTCTTACCGATGAAAACGGTAACATCAAACAGGAAGAAGAAGTAAAAAACCTAGTGGTAACAGTAGGCAAAAACTTTATTGCTTCTAGCATGGCTAAGACCACAACCAATAGTCCAGCGGCAATGACGCATATGGAAGTTGGTACTGGCACAACCGCTGCTGCGGTCGGTGACACTGCTCTTGAAACTGCTGTTGGAAGTTCGCGTGTGGCGCTAACTTCGACTACTGTGACTACCAACTCTGTTGCGTATGTTGCCTCGTTCCCAGCGGGTACAGGAACTGGCGCATTGACAGAAGCAGGTATTTTTAACGCTTCGTCTTCTGGTACTTTGTTGTGCCGCACAGTGTTCTCAGTTATCAACAAGGGCGCAGCCGATACGCTTGGCATCACTTGGACTGTGACTGTTAACTAAGGAGTTCGGGAATGGGCATTAAACTCGCAAATAACGCCTTTGCTACGCTTGCGTCGGGTATCAACTCGTCTGCAACTAGCATTACGGTGACATCGGGGCAGGGTGCTCGATTCCCAACTTTGAGTGCAGGAGAGTACTTCTATGCCACATTGGTGGATACGTCCAACAATTTGGAAATTATAAAATGTACCTCTCGCAGTACTGATGTACTTACTGTTGTACGTGCGCAGGAAAGCACAACCGCACGGGCGTATAGTACAGGTGATCGTCTTGAGATTCGTTTAACAGCGCAAACATTCATTGACGCAACTAGCTTACCTTCACAGACTGGCAACAGCGGTAAGTACCTCACTACAAACGGAACTGATCCAGCGTGGTCTTCGTTAACTCCCGCTTCGGTTAGTGACTTATCCAATTCCTCGACTGGTTACTTCGATCTTCCTAGCGGTACAACTGCGCAACGCCCCGGCTCCCCCGGCGTCGGTATGCTCAGACACAATACCAGTACGGGAAACCCCGAGTGGTACGACACAGTAACGGCTACATGGAGGCCGTTTAACGATGAGGTGGTATCTACTTACCAAGTTGAATTTCTTGTCATCGGTGGCGGCGGCGGCGGGTACGCATCAGCATACAACGATGGCGGTGGCGGTGGCGCAGGCGGATACAGAACAAGTGTTCCGGGCCAGACCTCTGGCGGTAACGCATCTGCTGAACCTCTGTTAACAGTTGTAAGTGGTGTCACATATACAGTCACTATCGGCGGTGGTGGCGGCCCTTCTGCCAACGGGAGCGAGACGCGGTTTGGCCCGATAGTCGCTGGCGGTGGCGCAGGTGCTGGGTCTCATCGTGGCACTGGGGTAAACGGCGCTGGCTCTGGCAGTGGCGGTGGCGGTAAATACAGTGGCGGTGACGTTGTTACTGGCGGTTCCGGAGTTGCTGGTCAAGGGAATTCAGGCGGTACTAAAACTGACTACCCCGGCGGTAGCGGCGGCGGTGGCGCAGGTGGCGCAGGCACTGGCGGTTCAGGGCAAGGCCGTCCCGGCGGCGCTGGGCTATCTAGCCCTATCTCGGGGTCGTCTGTTGGGCGCGGCGGCGGTGGCGGCGGTTCTGGCCCCAGCTCTTCTGCTAGTTCTGGCGGCGGCGCAGGTGGTAGTGGATCAAGTGCTGCAAGTAGTGGTACTGCTAATACTGGCGGCGGCGGTGGCGGCTCCGAAAATGCTGCATCCTCAGGAAGTGGCGGTTCTGGCGTTGTAATCATCCGCTATCCCGGGTCAACACGTGGCTCTGGTGGCTCAGTAACCGCAGGCGGTAGCACTACTCCCGGTAGTTCTTACTACACCGTGCATGTGTTCAACTCATCTGGCACGTTTACAGCGTAAGGAAAACACATGGCACATTTCGCACAAGTTGTTAATGGAACTGTAGTAAATGTAATTGTTGCTGAGCTTGAGTACATTGCTACGATTGATAGCATAACCACCGGCGACTGGGTTCAAACAAGCTACAACACCCACGGCGGTGTCCATACTAACGGCGGCACACCACTGCGTAAAAACTACGCAGGTGTTGGCTATACCTATGACACGTACCGTGATGCGTTTATTCCACCTAAGCCCTACAGCAAGTGGGTTCTGAATGAATCAACCTGCCTATGGGAACCTCCAATACCAAGACCTAATGATGGAAACGTCTATGAGTGGGATGATCCCGCTGGTAACTGGGTATTAGTGCAACCCCTTGAAGGACAGTAATCATGGGATTAAAAGTCACCAACAACGCCTTTGGCACGCTGAACGCTAGTATCAACAGCAGTGCGACTACGATTGTTCTTGTAGCAGGACAGGGCGCACGCTTTCCTACGCTCAGCGCAGGTGACTACTTCTATGCCACCTTGATCGACACATCGAACAATCTGGAGATCGTGAAGTGTACGGCTCGTAGCACTGACACACTGACAGTCGTCCGTGCACAAGATAGTACAACCGCTCGTGCCTACGCAACAAACGACCGTTTTGAATTGCGCCCAACGGCTGCGCTGTTCAACGAAAAAGCAGATGCTGCTGATGTAAGTGCTACGTATCTGCCGAAGGCTGGCGGTACGATGACTGGCGACTTAGGTGTTGGGGCTACTCCCCTTGCTCGGATGCACGCAACTAAGGCTGGTGCAGAGGTCGCACGCTTTACAAACAGTCAGACTAACGGCGGTGATTGGGAGTTCAAACTTGGCGGTAACGGTTTTGAGAACCGCAAGTTAATGATTACGGATAAGTACGGCGGTGCGGATAATGTACGTTTATCAATTGATGACGGGGGTCGTGTACTAAAGCCAAACCAGCCAGCGTTTTCAGCAGTAGGTACTGGGACGCAAAGTTGGAGCGGCAGTACAGTTACGCAGGTACTTAATATTACCATTCAAACAGGCGGAATTGGTTCTGGGCGAAACACCCATTTCAATACATCAACAAAGCGTTTTACTGCTCCAGTAGCAGGTGTGTATGCGTTTTTCCACGGATATACCGCTACTGGTGCGTCAACTGGCCCTGAGTCACACCTATACGTTAACGGTAGCACTCTATATCGAATGGGTGTTATTGGGTATCTGTACAGCGGCGGGTACTTTACAGCATCAAGTTTTGAAATTATGAACCTAAACGCAAACGATTATGTGGACGTGCGGGTTCAAAATAATAACAATGTCTCGTTCACTCTTGACCTTGGACGCTCATATTTTGGCGGCTATCTAATCGGATAAAGGAAAAAATTATGGCAACTTACACAACTACACTTACCGAAGCCGAAAACAAGGCTTTATCTTACACCGCTCTTGCACAGCAAGAATGGATTGACAACGCAGTCCACGAACGCTGCCGAGTTGCAATTGATGAAATTGTCAACATCACAGTGCAGAAATGCCTTGAGACAAACACGGCAATCCCCGGCACTAAAGACGCAATGGTAGACCTAGCCTTCGCACAAGGGTGGGTGAAAACTGCCGCAGAGCAAAAAGCTGAGGTTGACGCAATTATGGCTGCGCGACTAGGCCAAGACGAGACAAACACGAATGTTTGATACCCGACGCATCCCTCTTGTCATGTACCCAGACGGATCGTTAGTCCGTAGTGAGGTCGTGCCTGAGGGTTGTGTTTTAGTTACTGAACCTGAGGAGCCGCAGGAGAGCGATCTACCTGCGGTTATTGACCAAACCCAAGCCGTTAAGGAGGCCGAAAGTGGCGACATCGCATGAGCTTGAAGTACAACTTACCTCCCACGAGGCAGTGTGTGCTGAGCGATACCAAACATTTATCCAGCGGGTAGACCGCTTGGAATCTCTAATCATTAGAACCGCTGGTGCTCTGATAGTCGGCATGGCGGGACTCCTTGCGGCTATTATTTTTAGGGGAATGTAGCATGATGAACAAAAAACCTGACATGAAGAAAACCGGCAGCAAGCCTATGGGCTACGCTAAAGGCGGCATAACATTTAAACCATGTGCTGCTTGTCCCAATGCTGCCAAGTGCAAAGCAATGGGTAAGTGCATGGCTAAGGCAAAAAAGTGAGATAAGGTATTGATCCCCTTACTCTACTGGCGATGGCTAGTGCCGCTGTTTCAGCGGTCAAGAAGGGGTGTCAGCTTTATAAGGATGTAAAGAGTGCTGCGGGAGATGTGCAGGCAATTCTTGATGATTTACAAAACCAGTTCGCTGGTAAGAAATTATCCAAGGCACAGGTAGCGCAGTACGAGAAGGAGAAGGAACGGGTCAAGGAGATCGGTAGGTCTGATCCCAATGATGTATTGGGGCAACTTGCAGATCACTTAGGCAAGTTCTTTGATGCTGTTGACCAAGTTGAAGCTCTGTTCTATGAAGAAGAAAAGCAATCAACGGAGGTCTACAAAGGAGAGGTATCAGCAAGTCGTCGCGCATTGCAGCGTGTGCTTATCCGGTCAAGGCTAGAGGCGTTGCAGGTTGAGTTACGCGAGATGATGGTCTATCAAACCCCTCCGGAATTGGGTAATCTGTGGACACGCTTTGAAGCAATGCGGGTACAGATCGGGAAAGAGCAAGAAGTTGCGAGAGCAAAAGAGGAGGCGCAAAGGGCGATTGCAAGGCACAAGCGAAAGCTAGTCATTTCTAAGTGGCAAGATAGGGCGTTGTACTTTGTCGTAGTTTTTATCATGGCATTGGAGATATGGGGCCTTCTAATCACAATAGCGATGACACGTCGTTCGTCATCGTCTTGGTAGTCTTGTCAATGATTATTTTGTTGGCAGTGCCTTTTTGCGTTTGGGTGTATATGGAAACAGTTGAGCAACGTGCGATGGTAGAAATATCCATACGCAGATTTAACAAAATGCAGCAGCAGTTTGAAAAGGATAAAGTCGAAAAGGAAAAAACAGAATGATAGACGCCCTACCACCGCAGCCGCCTCCGCCTCCACCCCCGCCTGCCATTGTCTACAAGTGTGTACGTTGGACTTGGACAGGGGATGTGTATAACAGGATCGTTACCTGCTTGGAGTGGGTGAAAAAATGATTGACCCGTTCACAGCCCTTGCAGCGATTCAAACAGCGGTCAAGCTGGTAAAGACTGCCGCTAAGACGATGCAGGATGTGGAGTCGCTCGGGCCAGTGTTAGGTAAGTTTTTCAGCGCAAAAGCTGACGCAATTAAAGTTGTTGAGCAGTCGAAGAATAAAGGCTTTAAAGGCAGTTCGATGGGGCAAGCTGTTGAGTTGGAACTGGCGATTGAACAAGCCAAAGCATTTGAGAGAGAAGTCCAGATGCTGTTCTTCCAAAGCAACAAGATGGATGTTTGGCAAAGAATTGTGGCTCGTGCCGCGAGTATGGATATAGAAGCAGCCCATAGTGCACGCCGTGAAAAAGAAGCTAAGAAGCGGCGTAAAGAGGAGGTTGACGAAGTGGTTACCATTGTCCTAGCTGTATCCGTGTTAGCAATTTTGCTAGGGGGTATGGGCTGGTTTATTTACGACGCTGTGCAACAGTGCGGCGGCAAGTGTGGTTTTCAGAAAGGGTAGATATGAATTGGGCAGATGTATTAAAAGCGGTCATTCCTATCATCGTGGCATCCCTCGCTTGGCTTTTGGGGCAGGTCAACGACTTCTCCACACGCCTAACACGGATCGAAGGCGCTATGCCTGCGTTGATTACCAAAGAAGGTGTCCCAACGGACAGCCCAATTTCGGCGGAGCGGCGAGCTTCTTTGAAAGAGAATCTGATGTTGCATATTAACGAATTGCAAGTCAAAGTCAGGTTGCTTGAAGAACGTGAAAAAATGGGAGTGAAAAAATGATTCCAAT